CTCCAGAATGCGCCCGTCGAGCCTACGGTCCCTGCCGCTTCCACTAAGATGGAAGCGAACTATGAGGCACTCACGAAGAAGGAGCTCCAGGAAGCCTTGAAGCAGCGTGGAATAACCCTTCCGAAGGGTGCTGGACGCAAGGAGATGATTGATGTGCTAAAGAAGAACACTGCCGCATCGTCTTCTGTTGCGGCGACTGTGCCTGCGCCTCTTGCGGCACCTCTAGTACCAGAGCCTGGAAGTGAGTCAGCCCTGTCCGCAATGGATGGCGCCGAACTCATTGAGTAATATTCTTTGAATAGTGTAAATGGACAGCAAGTTCTTTCGCAAAACAACAGATCCGAATTATTACGCGAAGTCACAGCATGCGGAACCGAGAATTCAGCCGACTAACCGCTTGTCTCTTCCGACACAAGATACTCGTTTCCCTGGCTATGCCGCCGCAAAAGCTGAGGACGGTCGCATGATCACAGATTATAGACCGCGGTGCAGTCAAAATGTTCCTGCTGGAGCCCAATATGCTACAAAGAACTGGATGGTACACGAGGCTGATTCTATTATTGAGGTGTCAAGAAAGAGACAAGCTACCTATACGGGCGCCATCTATGGAACTGACAATTCAGTTGTTCCGCGCGCAGAAATGGCTGTCAAATGTGTGCCCATGGGTTGCGAATTTTCAGAAGTCGCAGCTGGTGGCATTGGTGTTGAACGCATGGATAAGGCACCTGAACTCTTTGGTACCTTCAGCTTTCCGACATTGTCACCACCGCCCGCCCCGAAGACGGCTCTAACCACGCACTTTGAAGGTGGTCGTAACACAGTAAGAGGACAGACATACCGTCCTCTTGGTAATGGTCCTGTTCCGAGTCCTGTATAAATTCTAATAACTATGTAAATGGATTCAAAAGCACGAAAACTTCGTATTCATGCTTCTGCAAAAAACAAAAACAACAACAAAAAAAAAAACAAGAACAAAAACACGCGTAAAACGCCGCGGGCGCCGCCGCCTTCACCTATGATTCTTTCACCCAGATCTCTTTCATCTATGTCTCTTTCACCTATGTCTCCTCAACCGAAAACGCCGAAAACACCGAAAACACCGAAAACGCCCAGAACTGTAAGGGCACAACGGCTCGCAGAACACTATCCAAATACAAGAACAATGGTTGAACGAGGTCATTCATTCAATTCAAATAGCAATACTGCAGAAATGTCTCAAGAAGAATTCTGGGATCTTTTAGAAAAAGAGCTCGGAACTTCAATCTAAATACACAACTCACTACAGAACAGATGCCTGAACTAACAATCTTATCATTTGATATTGGAATCAAGAATCTCGCATGGTGTCTTATGAGACGCAATACAGATATAAGTGGATCCCAATATCAAATCATCGGCTGGGAAAATGTAAATATCTTGTCAGATGGTCCTCCAGCTGCCAAGGTGACATGTCACAAATGCTCTTCCAAAGCGACGCACTCAGCAAATGAGACCTTATCATGTGGTCGTCATTGTCCAACAGAATTCCCCGCATTCCGCGATCTCAGTGGAACTGCTCTCAAAAAAATCCCCGCTATGAAGGAACTCAAGGTTCTCTTTGCGCAGCGTGGTCTCGCCGCACCGAAATCCAAGGACGATGCCACGAAGAAGCTAGCAACTATTTTTTCAATGCCCGTCGAGGTCAAGAAAGTCAAGAAAGCTGTCGACAATGAATTATCTGTTTTACATGATGGAATACGAAAGATGATTTTGGAGAGGAAGGCGCTCTTTTCACAGGCGGGCGCAATTCATCTAGAAAACCAGCCCGTTCTCAAAAATCCAACTATGAAATCTGTACAGATTCTCTTGTTTGCCAGCTTGCGTGATCTCTTACAACCGATACCGCAACTCAGACTGATTCACGCAGGAGTCAAAGTGAAGGGTGTACAAGCAGGCGACGCAGGCTACAAGGAGCGTAAGCAGGGCTCCGAAGCAGCCGCGAAACAACTTCTTACAGGGACCACGGTAAAGGACGCAGCAACCTGGAAGGCATTTCTCGAAAAACATACAAAACAGAACGACTTAACAGACGCATTTTGTATGTGTATTAATGCCCTAACGTGAAGAACGCGTTAATTTATATTCTTATTTATCTATTTACAAGTACAGAATGGACAAATGGAATAGCTGGTATAAAGATTTAAAAAAAGAAGATATTGGTTCATTTCGTTATAGCGATACAGTCACTTATCAATTAGGATATGATTTTTTGAAGGATTGTACTAATATTGAAGATTGGGGATGCGGAACAGGTGGATTTAAACGGTTTTTTAGTAGAGAAAATTCTGATAAGTACATTGGTATTGATGGTTCAATAACACCATTCTCAGATATTAAAGCAGATTTGACTCAATATACTTCAAAAGTTGATGGGATATTTATGAGGCATATATTAGAACATAATTATGAATGGGAAAATATATTACATAATGCATGTAAATCTTTTAATAAAAAGATGTGTTTAATTTTATTCACACCTTTTAGCGAAAATGAGACAAAAGAAATAGCGCATAATTTACAACATGGAGTCGATGTTCCTGATTTATCGTTTAATAAAGATGAATTAATTAAGATATTTACATCGTATAATATAAAATTCAAATTAGAATCTGTAAAGACATCTACAGGTTATAACATTGAACATATTTTTTACTTAGAAAAAAGAATAGATTTAGCATTTTATACATGCTTTTATGGCAGTGATACAAACAGTGCATTTCAAATACCAAAATTACCTTCATTAAAGTATAATTGTTATTACTATACAAATAATAATTTAATGATGTTAAAATTAAAAGATACAAACTGGATCGCTATCTACGATGATAAGCCTACAACTGATGATTTTATTGAAAGTTGTATGGCAGGAAAACATATAAAAACATCACCACACGAATATAAAGAACTACAGGATTATTCATATTTATGTTTTTTAGATAGTAAACTAGAAAAAGTGAATGAAACATTTGTAGAAGACTATATTAAAACATATTTTATAGAGAAAAACTATGCCCTTTTATTACGAAAACATCACTTTTTAAAAAAAGATAAAATAAGTGTTTGGGATGAATATCATCAAAGTATGTGGCAAGAAAGATATAGATTAGAAACTTCAAAATATATAAATTATATAACGAATCAAACAAATAAAGGATTGGCTGATATAACAGACTATCATTGTATGTGTGGATTTTTAATACGAAATATGAAACATGAGAAAATAAAAGAACTTAATACTACTTGGTATCAACATATACAAGAATGTGGTATTCAAGACCAAATCTCTTTTTTCTTTGTAAAACAGCTGTTTCATGATTATATTTATTCATTCAGTGAAATTCCATTTATTCAATCTTAACATAAGAGCAAATCGGATTTAAAATACTTATCGATCGGTCCGCTAGAAAAGCTTGCGTCCAAAAAACAAAGATGAGTAACTTCATACGTATTCCCCTCGGGAAGAATACGCGTCTCGATAATATCAACAACATTGGTAGGAAATGAACTATAGAGTGGGCTCCGATATCCTTTTTTTTCTAAAAAAACGGATATCTGAAATAAACTTGACACATTCATAAAAAACACAACGTAATCGCCATTTTGCTCGAAATCAAATGGACTTAATAACTCTTCTAAAAAATCGATGTCATCGATATCAGGATTCACTTGAAAAAGCTCTTCTACAACTTCGCGGACTGCTGTTTGAATGGATGTCTCAGTTCCCCGTCGTTTTCCCCCAAATCCACTCCACGCACCCAAAGAAGGATTCCATCCGCTCAGGAATTTAGTGTCATATTGAAACAAGATCCCAGCTGCGCTAAAACTCATCAGCCTTCTTTATCGGGGGACTTTAGAAAATGCTAAAAGCCGCGATACAAATTTCTGGGGAATTTCGCTGCCTTCATCTTACGAAAGAGTCATTTGAAAAGAATATGCTACAGGATCTACAAAAGAAAGGCTACGCCGTTGATATCTTTGTACATTGCTGGAAGCGCACTGAGACATCGCTCGGTACATATCCCTTCGAAGGACGTGGCGATTGGCACAAGACAATGGCGGTCTTTTCCAACCAGGATGGTGTCACTCTATTCAAGCCGACCTCCTACCTATTTCAAGAACCCGATGAAGTTTCCGTATTGAAAGATAAAAATCGTTTTGTACACATGTACTATTCTATTTTCATGGCGAATCATTTACGAAAGCTACATGAAACAAAAACGGGCAGCAAGTACGACCTCGTGATTCGGTATAGAACCGATTGTATTGTAAATGAACCTCTCTTAAAAGATTTACCGACGCAGTCCTCGTTTCTAGTCATTCCTAGATCAACCATGACTTACAATTGCGACGGACCGTGGAACGATGGCGACGATAAACATGTATGTGATTGGCTCGCATACGGAACACCCGATTGTATGAATACGTATTGTGACACATTTGTTACATGGGTTACCGAGAATCAGACACCTGAAGGCGAGGCATGTCTGGCAGTCCATTTATCACGTAAGAATCAGAAAATCATACGCTCCGACTTATCTTTTTTCATCATTGAAGGAAACGGGCAAATACGAGGAAAACTACGTAACGCGTAATGTTCTCATTTAAAAGAACTTTGAAAAACGAAGAAGAGAAGCATGGCTGGTCGTAGCGTAACGATTCAGGAAATGGAGGATGTCTCTCGGAGTTTCGGCGGTCCGGATTTCAACCTAAGCAGCGATGTAGGTAATGTAATAGATATAACGGACAACTCCGACGTGCTAGGTTTAAACATGTTGGCGAATCAGTCGAAGATTTCAATTGGTGCTAGAGAGGGCTCTACAAATGGCGGCGGCGGTTCATCCTACAATCCTCCGCAGCAGATCCAGGTTCCGATGGAGAGCTCACCGATGTCTGATATTGAGCTGGCTCCCCTGGAGAACTTGGATACGATTACACTTGATGTAGGTGGTGTTGGCTCTGGACCTGCTGTACAGATTAATCGTGATCAGGGTCTCTACAGTAATTCACAGTCAGCGTCAGGTCCCTCTGTGAATCTGACACCTGCGCAGGTTCACCGCAATCCCGAGGAGGAGAAGAAGGAGAAGATCGAGTACTTGAACAAGCTCCAGCGCTTGGAGCAAAAGGGATTTCCCGTATCAAAGCGTTTTACAATGGACAATAACCTCGATGAGATCAAGCAGGAGTTTAATCGCCTCGTGGATGCGCGCAATCTGGAGAGCTCTCTGCGCTTCCAACGCCAGGCGCTCATGGGTGTCGTGACAGGCATGGAGTGGATGAACAACCGCTTTGATCCGTTTGATCTCAATTTGGAGGGCTGGTCCGAGTCTGTACATGAGAATGTAGAGGATTTCGATGAGATCTTTGAGGAGCTCTATGACAAATACAAGGACCGTGGTAAGATGCCGGCTGAGGCGCGTCTTGTCATGGCGCTCGCTGGATCCGGTTTCATGTGTCACGTCAGCAATACGTTCATGCGTCAGCGTCTTGGACAGGGTATGGACAATGTCTTGAAGAACAACCCTGATCTCGCGCGCCAGTTCGCTGCTGCGGCGGCAACGGAGGCGGGTCCTGGCTTCGGTAACTTCATGGGCATGGCGATGGGTGCACCACCGCAACCTGGTCCTTCTGGTCTAGCGCCTCCTGCTCAGCAGCAGCAGCCGACGGGCGCCTTCTTCGGTAGCTCCAGGCAGCAGGGCGCAGCGACCCCGCAGCCTTTGTCCCCGCAGAATATGGCAGCCGCTGAGCCGCCGCGCACAGCTCGTCGTGAAATGAGGGGACCGAGTGGCGTGGACGATATCTTGAAGACATTTGAGGAGGTGCGTCGCGCTGAGGCGGTCGGTGGTTTTGAGCCGCCGCCGATGAGCATGGGTCTTCCGCCCGCCATGAACCAGCCCGCAGTCCAGATCGCGGCTGAGATGGAGAGTGTACACAGTGGTGACCTCGGCAGCACGACGGAATCGACGCGCGGTGGTGGGCGCGGGCGTCGTCGTAGACAGCCTGTCGGCAACACATTGGCGATAAATGTGTAAGATAAGTAGGATGAGCGTAAATAATTCGGTAGATGTACAAAAAGGTCCAATTGCTGTCTTCACATTTGGACGTTTTCAACCCCCGACAAGTGGTCATAAATTACTCATTGATGCTGTATCAAGAATAGCGACAGAGAATGGCGGTGATGGATATATTTTCGTTTCAAGTAAACTAAATAGCGCTGGACATAGAAATGTACAAGCAATTACACGAAACATGAAGAGAACAGGAAATTTTAAATCAACTGGTAATAATGAGAATCCACTCACAGTTGATGTAAAAATGATCTATTTGAATAAAATGTACCCAAGCGATGAAAGAGACATTCGTTTTATCAATACAACGAAGTCAGACTGTAGAAATGTTCCTTCCGTGTTTCAAAAACTCTTTGATGCTGGCTATACAAAAGTCATTATGGTCGTCGGTAGTGATCGCGTTGAAAGTTTCAGTAAATCATTCAGCCGAGCCAACGATTCGGTTACAGTTGTCTCTGCAGGTGAGC